GGCATTGCTGGCACAAATTTTAAAGGTGTTGATTTGTCCACATCAGCTGGTACACCATATAACTGTATAAAACTCAACAAGCACGACCTTATTGGTGATTATCGTGAGGACGGTTTTGTTGAGTGCCCTCGCATAAATGAACTTTATGCTGAGGTTCAAGACAATTTTAGGATGTTGGCAAGGGGTGAGATTCCTAGCTATGTCTTCACCGATGTTATTAAGAGTGAAACACTGCCAAAGGACAAAGTCCGTGCAGGCAAAGGTCGTTTGATCTCTTGCGCCCCGCTTAGTCTGGTGATTGTGACCAGAATGCTTTTTGGTCACTTCCTAACCTGGATGTTGGATAATCACATGTCTAATGGATTTGCTGGTGGTGACAATATGGACGGAGATGATGCCCATTTGATCACACTCGCTCATAAAGCAATCTCACTCGACATGAATCTTTCTATCGCTGGGGATCTTTCCGGGTACGACACAAGACACTCAGCCGACGCCCTCCAAGCTGGTTTAGAAGTTATGGTTGATTATGTCAATAGAGTGTCGCCTATGGACCCATTGACCATGAGGGTCTATCAAACATATACCAAGTCCATGTCCACCACGTGCCATCTCCGTGGCGACCAATTGCACTACTGGAACGGATCACTGGCTTCTGGTCACCCTCTTACCACCTGTTTGAACTCTGTTGAGAACCACGGTTTATTTATGTATTCGGTTTGGAAAGCGCGATCTTTTGAGCAAGGTTTCTTCCCAAAGTACTTCTCCAACGTTCTCGTGAGAGTGCTAGGGGATGATAACCGTGCTAGCGTTAGCCCCGAGTGGCGCGATTTCGTTTCTGAGTCTATCTGTGCAAATGGTTATGCCGACTTTGGCCACGTTTATACAAGTGACACAAAGAATGGCTTGACAGATCACTTTCGTTCCTTTGAGGAAACAACGTTGCTTAAGCGATTCACGCGCTTTGAACCAATACTTGGTAAGTACGTTGCCCCTTTGAGGTTAGACGTTGTCTTAGAATTGGGTTTGTGGACTAGAACTGAGACCAAGGAGAGGATTCCATCCAAGATACAGACCATTAAAAACTTGGATACTATGGTCAAGTACTTGTCATTCCATGAGCAGAAACATTGGGATGAATGGATTCCTAAGTATGAGAAGATGCATGCCCACATTGGGTGGCGTTGTAAATACACGTCCCGTCAGTCCTGTTTGTTAGAGTGCCATAACAACAAGGAGTTTTCTTTTGGTGTTTTGGAATCAAAAGATGAGTGAGACCTGCACTCATCACGCCCTCCTAGGGGCTTTATAATACTGGGGGTGCTCATACTTAGTTGATAGCGGTCTCCAGCGAAATGGAGAACTCACTTTCAAGATTGAAGGCGCCTGAGAAACGTTAAAAACTCCCTGAGGGTCTTGCTTGCCTGTGCGACTTGCTAAATGTCTGCTTTAAGGTCAAACAGTTCGCGCTTCAGTAGATGGTTTCCTATTTAGGATTACTGTTCAAGATGCCATTCCGGCAGTCCCGGAGAAATCTAGAGCAACAGACTATATCGAGGCTACGGGTGTAACCTACGATGAATGATCCCCACCCTCTGCAACCCAAAATATAAATCAGTCCCCGTTCGTTTCAGATCCTGCATTAGTTGATGTCCAAAAGACGACTTTGGTCGTAGACGAGACAATCAACGATGCCAGACCCGCTGACCTAGTTAGTACACTTTCAACTCTTTATGATTCAGTTCATGTCACGGGAGTTGATACGATTAAGGATTTCCTAGAAAAGCCCACAATGATTTTCAATGGAGTCCTTCAGACCACAGATGCTGCCGGTGCTGTGATTGGCGCTCCTATGTACTTTCCAAACGATCTTGCCACGTACACTAAGCAATCATCCAAATTGAAGGGTGTGCTAATGTATAGGGCAGACATTGAAGTGACAATCAAGCTCAATGCCGTTCGTTTTCAACAAGGTAGATATTTTCTCCGTGTTGTTTACAATGGTGGTCCATCAATTTGTCCACTCTCTGAGAAGGTTTCAGGAGCGCACGTTGCTAACCTTATGACCTCAACGTCTGGTCAATTGGTCGAAATTGACGTGGCTACACAAACGTCGGCTACAATCATCATTCCCTTCATAAGTAACACTAACTATGGTCTTCCGACCACTGATAGTCTTGCGAGAACAGTTGCCAAGGTTTATCTCATTTGTTATGATCCGTTAGTCGCTGGTAGTGGTGACACGGTTGCTCAGTACAGCATTTGGGCAAGGTTGATCAACATAACCTTGTCTGGTAACGTGGTCCTTCAGTCTAAAACTGTTCAATTTAAAGAATTGAATGGCAGTGTTAGTGGACCAGCGTCTAAGATATCAAGGGCTTCTGGCATTTTAGCCGGGATACCCCTATTGTCTCAGACAGCTTCCACTGTTTCCTGGTTGGCAGGAGCAGTGGCTAACACTGCAAGCTTCTTCGGTTACTCAAAACCTTTTGACCCTAGCGCTCCAAGCGTGATTATGCGTAAGGGAACGCAAGGTATGAGTAATGTAGATGGTAAGTTTCAAGGCCATAAGCTTTCAGCTATGGTTGATCATGAAATTCCCATTTCATATGGACGTCAAAGGACAGATGTGGACGAGATGTCCTTTGACTACATCAAGGAGAAGTACTCTTGGATTAGAACAGTTCCCTGGACTAATGCTCAGTCAAGTGGTGTCGTGGTTACTTCTTTCGACACACAAGTCGGTCACGGAGATGCGGTTTCCTTCGCTAAGGGTTACACACTCCCAGTGGTTGATTACTTGAGCGAGCCGTTCTCGTTTTGGCGAGGAAGCCTTAAGTACAAATTTAAAATCCCTAAAACCGAGTTTCACTCTGGTCGGTTGTTGATCGCTTGGTTGCCAATCGATAGTACAGTTGGAGTTGTGGAGCCTTCCACCATAGCTCAGACTGATAACTTGGTTAGGGTCATATGGGACATACGTGAGACAAATGAGTGTGAGGTGATCGTACCTTACATCTCAACACGTAATTTGACTACCGTTGGTAGCCGTACAGGCAAGCTCTTTGTTTTCGTTTTGAACGAACTAATAGCTCCTAACACGGTTCCCTCTCAAGTGAACATTTTGATTGAGAAGGCCGGAGGACCAGATCTTGAGTTCTCCTTTCCAACGAAGCTCTCCACCAGCAACACCGTTAATTGGTGGTCCCCATATGTGCAGTTTCAGTCGAATCCTCTTGCACTTGGTAAGTCCAAAGTCCCGCTCGAGGTAGTTGCTGAATCTGTTGGAGAGAGAATAGTCTCGATTAGATCTTTAGTCAAGAGGTTCTCTCTTTTCACAAGCAAGACTTCTGGTTCGGCGGTTGCGAACTGGTTGTACCCTTTTGAATTTTATTGCGCCACCCAGTTGGTGAGCAATAGTGGTGCCATCTCGCGACCTAGCGGGACCTGCGACCTTATTAGTTGGTTCGCACCACTTTATGCTTTATCAAGTGGATCCGTTCGTTTACTGGCGACCACCTTCGCAAACACTTCTCCAATTTATTGGGACTTGGGATTGGCTGGAGGTACGCCAAATGACCTATGGGTTTCCACAGGTGGTACTCTTAATGGGTTTTCACCCACTGTTTCAGTTTTGACCCCTATCGAAGGAGTTAGTAATATTGAGGTTCCTCAATACACTACATTTGCTTCGAGGTCAATTGCACATCATGTGCCTGCAGCAGTTGGTGTTGCCTCAAGTATGCCCTCTGACAGAGAGGGTGGCTCGTCTATGGCTGTTCGTTTCACAACGACAGCTGCTTATGACTTTGCCGCGAACCCTGTCACCATTTTTCGCGCTGCAGCTGATGATTTTAGCTTCAGCGTGTGGAATGGTACGGTTCCTGTCATCTTAAATACGACCACGTAAGTGGTCGGGTGGTCGCGTTCTACGGGACGCACGTGATGCTTTAATTCCGCTCTTAGTGGGTAATGATGTTCAAGACCCACCCTCGAAGACCAACATCTTGTGCCATATTTCGATTGAGAGATAATGCAGTGCGCGGCTCTTAGTCTTTGTTTATATAACTTTTCATAACCTTTTGTATATAATTTAATTTTAAAGGAAAATCCTATGATGGTGATAAATCACCCACGTTTTCAAAGAGAAATGCTGGGCTGATCACCCAGTAGGTCTTTGCGACGATGTGCGGGGAGAGCTGTGATGCTCTCTTCCTCGAAGAAAGTCTCGCTCCAACAAAATCATGTAAGATAGTAGTTGGTGTGGATGTATGTTACTAGAGGAAGCTCCGCGGGTTCGTAAAAGCGCCCGTCATCTTTTGGTTTAAGGAGCCAGGA